TGTCCAAAAAAGAAGTATCTTATTGATGCAAAAGATGAAATTTATCCTGATGGGGTAGATTTTCCACAAGAAATTTGGGATCGGGTAGAAGTTATTGAAGAGAAATATCGTAGTGGACAAAGATGTTATCCAGTTTTTGTGGGTCATCTTAAGGATGAAGCCACACCATTGAATAAATGTAAAATCAAGAAAACTCGTATGTTTACAGGTGCTCCGATAGATTGGAGTTTAGTGGTTCGCAAGAATTTATTATCTTTTATACGTTTGCTACAAAAGAATAAATTTGTTTTTGAGGCCGGACCAGGTACTGTTACTCAATCATCCGAATGGGGCATGATTTATAAGTACTTAACAGCTTTTGGCACAGATCAAATTGTTGCTGGGGATTATGGTAAATTTGATAAACGTATGATTGCTGATTTTATATTAGCAGCTTATGAAATTATTGTTAATGTTCATAAAGCTGCTGGATTTACTGAAGAACAATGTCGAACTATTATGTGTATAGGGGAAGATACTGCTTTCCCTGTAACTAATGTTAATGGTGATTTAGTAGAATTTTTTGGTACAAATCCTTCTGGCCATCCATTAACAGTTATAATTAATTCACTTGTTAATTCATTATATATGAGATATTGTTATATATCATTAAACCCGCAAAAAGAAGTACTTACTTTTAAAAACAATGTAAGATTGTTTACATATGGTGATGATAATATTATGGGAGTAAACCCAGTAGCGTCATGGTTTAACCATACTGCTATACAAAATCAACTTCAATTAATTGGTGTAGAATATACTATGGCTGATAAAGAGTCTGAAAGTGTACCATTTATAAATATATCAAATGTTTCATTTCTCAAACGACAATGGCGTTGGAATGATGATATAAATAATTGGGCAGCTCCTTTGGAGGAAGCTTCAATTATTAAATCATTAACCATGTGGGTGCCATCCAAAACGGTTGATAAATATAAACAAATGGTTGATGTTATAAGTAGTGCTAATTCAGAATTCTTTTTCCATGGTAGAGAAATTTTTGAATTACAACATTTGAAGTTTAAACAGGTTTTGGAACGTGAACCTTACACGTTCTATGTAAATGAATCTACATTACCAACATATGATATGTTGGTTCAAAGATTCTTGAAGGCTTCAGAGCCTTATGAGTGTCAAAACTCAGATTCTTGATAGACTGAGCTATCTATCAAGTCTTATTAAATAGTTTTTCAATTTAAATATTTTAGGTCGTTCCGCCTGTGTATGCGGTTCAAGTGTTGATGTGGTGACCGAAACAACCACACCAACATGTTGGTATAAAAGAGCCTACATGTTGTGTATTAATTCTTTAATGGTACAATCTTCTGATGAATCAGAGCAAACTTCTGATTATGTGGAGAGTAAAACCTCAACCACATCTGAGAATGTTACTTTTGTTGATTCTCAAGTGGTAGCAGAGGATACAAGTTATCGTAAAGTGCCTATAATTTCTTCTAGTATTTCAGATGGTACTTCTTTAGCACGATTTTTGAGTCGTCCTACTCT